CCCGCATGACCTGCAACCTCTACCTTCAGGGCCAGCAGAACGCCATCAAGGCCCTAGGTCAGCTCGCCAGCATCTTCTGGGGCGTTGTCTATTACGCCAGCGGCCTCGTGGTGCCAGTGCCCGATTCAGATGCGGCGCCGGTGGCCCTATTCACCAATTCCAATGTCGAGGGGGGGGAGTTCTCCTACGAGGGCACCGCCCGCCAGGCCCGGCACACGGCTGCCATCGTGGCCTTCCAGAACCCTGACTTGGGCTACGACAAGGACGTCGCAGTCTATGAGGATGAGGCTGGCATCGCCCGCTTCGGCTACAACGTCCTCGACATGCAGGGCATCGGCTGCACCAGCCAGGGCCAGGCAATGCGCCTCGCAAAGTGGGCCGTGTTCTCGGAGCTGATGGCCTCGGAGACGGTCGTGTTCTCCAGTGGCCTGGAGGGCTCCACAGTGAAGCCCGGGGACGTGATCCAGATCTCCGACCAGTTCCGCGCCGGGGCTGCCCGGTTCGGTGGGCGTATCTTGGCGGCTACCACCACGGTCATCACCCTGGATGCCCCTGTGACGTTGGGCGCGGACACCTACACCCTGCGCGTGCAGACCGCCAACGGCATGGAGTCGAAGACCGTGAGCACGGGTGCCGGGACCACCAGCACCTTGACGGTCAGTTCGGCTTTCAGCGCGGCGCCCATCATTGGGTCCGGCTGGCTGCTCCAGGCGGGCACCACAGCCTCGCTCTACCGCGTGCTGTCTGTCCGCAAGGCTGACGGGATCAAGCACGAGATCATCGCCCTGCTGCACGACCCCGCGAAGTACACGGCCCTGGGCCTGACCACTGGGGATGTAGTCACACGGCCAAACCCAATCATCGCCGCGCCGCCTCCCACCGGCCTGGCCATGACCAGCGTCAGCCGCATCCTGAACGACCGGCAGCAGCTCACCCTCAACGCCACCTGGACCCTGGACGGCGCCATGGACTACATCGCCCAGGCCAGCCGAGACTATGGCCCGTGGGAGCCAATGACCGTATCGGGGGCAGCCGCATACCTGGATGCCATCCAGCCCGGAGTGTGGCGAGTGCGCGTGGCGGGTGACTGGCGATCTGCTGGACTGTCGCCTTACTCCGAGGTTTCCGCCACGGTCACGGCATCGGGCACCGTCCCGCCCTGGACGCAGTCCGCACTTGATGGACTCTCTGCCATCGCCTCGGACAACATTCTCAGCCCTAGTGAGAAGCCTCCCGTAGTGTTGGACTACACGAACATCACGAACGAGCAGGCTGGTATTGACGCCCAGGCAGATGCCTACGGGGTGAGTCGCACGGCCTATGACACTGCCGTCTCGGCTCTGACTTCCTACCTCGGAACACTGCCTGGCTGGAATGACATTCCAGGCTCCGATGTGGTCATCGTGGGAACCATCTTCAGGCAGAAGTTTGCCGATGTGTACTCCACTCGGCAGGCCCTGCTCAATGCCATCTATGCGAAGGCGAAGTCTCTGGTGGATGCGGCTCAGGGTTCCGGGTCACTCTCTCGCCCCATCGAGCTATGGCCCAATTTGGCAGGGCAAACGGTAGTCACAATCTCAGATGGGATGGAGGGCGCCACTGCACTTCGCATGGCCGTGCAAGCCTCCGCCAATGATGGCGTCTATCACCCTGTGGATACATCGCGCAAATACAAGACTCGGTTCTGGGCGCGAGCGGCAGCTGGGACAGATGGCGTCCTCTTCTTCGACTTGCGACAGTTTCTTGATAGTGCAGGCACCCCCTGCGCAACCAATATCGGTAGGTCACCGTATTATCCATCTGGCGTCGCCGCACATACTGGATGGGTCTTTTACGAGCACACATGGCAGGGCTCGGACTTCCAATCTGGTGTGAAGTTCGTCCAGCCAGAGTACCTAGGAAATTATGCCGGGACCACTGGCTACTGGGAGATCCAAGGTTTCCGGTGGTTCGATGTCACTGAAGTGGACGCAGCCCAAACCGCCGCCAGCAGCGCCCAAACCGGCGTCAACACCATCAATGACCCCGACACCCTGACCACGGGCGAAAAGCCGCAGATCATCCTGGATTACAACGCGATCACGAGCGAGAACGCGGACCTCGTGGCGAAGGCCAATTCCTACAGCGTAGACCACTCCACCTATGACGCGGCCTATTCCGCGCTGATGTCCTACCTGGGCACGCTCACCAGCCCCACGGCCTGGAACTCCCTAAGCGGCACCACATCACTCGGCACCGGCAACCGTGTGGCCCTGTGGAACCCGAAGTGGGCCGCCGTGAAGAATGCCGCCGCCGATCTGCGGAACGCCATCGCGGTGGGCACGGCGCAGAACGCGATTAGCACGGCGGCGACGGATGCCACGAACAAGGCAAACGCCGCGCAACTCGCTTCCCAGCCGCATCAGGTCGGGTGGGCCTATGGGTCGAAGCCCGCCCTGCCCGATCCGGCCTACCCTCCAGGCTACTATGCGATCACCACGGACTCACGCACGGTGCAGGTCAACCCAGCGGGCACGGCATGGACCGATGTGCTGGTGGCGACGACGGGGCTCTTTGGGCAATTGTTTGCGAGCCAGTTGGTTATCGGCGGTATGGGCACCCGGCTCAATCTCGATCCCACTTTCCTAGACCCATCGTTTTGGACTGTAACTGACGGCACCTGGGTTGTACTGCCTAATTCTTCGGCCCCAGTGGGGGGTACGGTGGCTGTCACAGACACTAGTGTTTCGATCATTTCCAAAGACTACATCCCTATTGACTACAGGAAAAAGTATCGCTTGGCCGGGTGGCTTGACCGCGACCCGGCTGCAAACGGCGTCTGCTACCTTGGATTACAGCTTTTGGACTCCGATGGTGTCAACATCACCGGAAATGGCACTTACTTCTATTTAGGTATCATAGGCGTCGCACCACCGGCAAACAACTGGACACGCTATACAGGGACGCTTGGGCCCGGCTGTGACTTAGCGATCCCAGCCAATGCAAAAACGGCGCGGATGGTTGCCCTTCTGAATTATGGTGGGACTGTTGGGAATGTCTATCTATCGGGATTGACCCTCGAAGAACAAATAACGGGTGATTTGATCGTGGACGGAACGCTCCAGGCCCTGGTGGAGCGGGTGCCGCTGCTCTACTCGCTGGACATGCGGAGCGGTTCGGACGCGAGCGGGTACCAGATGGGGGCCATTGCGCCTAACACAGGCGCGGCGCCCAGCGGGTTCAGGATCAGCGCAAACGGGTTTACCGCGAACTGCTACAACGGAGACATGACCTCAAACAACGCTTCTGGTGTTCAGAGGGCCGTCACCGTCCAGGCTGAGTTCGGTATCGGCGTCTCAATCGGCGGCTATTATGTCGGGGACATGGCGCTCGGGCGGCTGGTAAACGGCGGCACCAAGACCTTTGCCGCTGGGACAAGCGGAACTTGGGTTTGCCCGCCGGGGATCAAGCGACTGAACGTGCTGATGGTGGGCGGTGGTGGAGGCTGCGCATGGGCATCCTCGACCTGTATGGGTGGCGGTCAGGGTGGCGGCTCACTAATGTTCTCCATGGATGTGACTCCTGGGAACAGCTACTCATACTCCGTTGGTTCTGGAGGAGCATTCCGGAATGCCACCACGAATGGGTCTGCGACAAGTGGAGGGAACACCACATTCGGCGGTTTTCTCGCCTGTGGCGGCGCAGGTGGCGGTATTTCCTCGGGGAAGGCTTATGGCGGGAGCGGAGGTGGCCCGAACCAAGTGAACGGGAACAATCTCGACTGGGGCGGAACGCCTCAATCTGGGTGGCTTCCCAAACCTGTGTCGGGCATTATCTTCACCACTTCTTTGCTTGGAACGGGTGGGGGGCAAGAGGGAGACAATTACCTGGCGGGTCCAGCCGGTAATGGTTTCGCGTCTTCCATGGGCGGATCTAGCGGCTACGGCCAGGGTGGAGATCTCTATACTTCCAGAGGGTCTGCTCCAGGAATAGGAGGCGGTGGAGGACGCAATGCGGCGAATACTTCCGGCATGAGTGGGGGCGACGGAATACTAATTCTTTCCTGGTAGGTCAACACAACCAAAAGGAGGCCCATCATGGCCCAGATCAAACCCGAATCACCACCAGTCTGCCCCACTCCGTTTTCCCACTTCACTCACTAGGAGCCTCCCATGGCCGACGCCCTTCAAACCCTCGCTTTTCTCAACGGGAAGGAAATCGCGCTCGCCCAGGCCAGAGCCCTAGCAGGCCAGTGTGTCGTCGCCATTGATCAACTCCAGGTTGCCAATGCCGCGGAGAAAGCGCCGGTTGTGGCGTCCCTCCAGGGGCTCGACTCCATCGGAGAGTTCTCCAATGTGGACCAACTTTTGCGGCAGGAGCGGTTCGCCGCGAAGTCCGCGAGTGTGGACTACATTAAGGCGAACCCGACCTGTGCTGAGGCGGATGCCATCGCCGCATGGACGACGGCGGGGATCGCGGCCACGGGGCTCCAGGCCCTCATCGTGCCCGCCGAGAACTACGCGATGCTCTACCGCGCCAACCTCGCCAAGGCCGGGCTGACCCCTGACACAACCTGGGAGAGTCAGCGGGCCTGGATCGTGTCCACGGACAAGGCCGTGATCATGGGGGCGTAACGTGCAGACCGGCGATCTCGTCATGTTCCGAGGGCGCGGGCCCATCGCCGCCATCATTCGCTGGTGGACTCATAGCGCCTGGGACCACTGCGGAGTCCTCTGGATGGTCGAAGGCGAGCCGTTGGTCTTAGAGGCCCGTGCCATCGGCGGTGTGTCCTGCCACGCCTTCCGCAACCGCATGGAGGACGGCCCCACTGTCTTCCCCACCGGGCGAACTGTGGACGTGCCCATGGCCCTCCGCCACCTCGGGGACCACTACTCCGTCAAGGATGCGATCCGGGCGGGTCTAGGGGAGCATGGGGATCATGCAGGCTGGGAGTGTGCCGAGTTCGCCGCCATGCTTCTTGGCCTGGACCACGAGGCGCGAGGGTGGACGCCGCAGGGGCTTGTCACGTTCCTTGTAACACCTCCCCCGCCAAATACGTGCGAAATTGGCGAAAATTGAGCAAAAGAAAGCCCCCAGCGATGGGGGCTAACTGTTGCATTCACTGGAGCCAACTACAGGATTCGAACCTGCGACCTGCTGATTACGAATCGTTGGGGTGCCAGTCTGGAACCCAATGCTTGCGATGGTTTGCGACTTCTTGATTTTCGCTTGTGCGCGATTTGTCACGCCCACAGCGCATCCTGGTACTTCCGCTTCTCGCCCTGGCTGCCCTCCTGGTAGAGCAGGGTCGTCCGGGCATCACCATGGCCCATCATCTCCTGGACCTCTTTCAGTGGCGTCCCCTTGCGGAGGTGCAGCGTGGCGAAGGTGGCCCGTAGGCGGTGCAT